TCGAACATCTGCTTTATCACTTTTAAGAAATTTATGTTTTGAACCATCTGAATATTTCAATATCGATAGATCAATAATTTTATCCACAAACCCATCGGTATAAAGCTCATCTTTTGAAACCTTTATCTTGCCGCATTTATCGTCTTGTATTTCAAAAATCTTTTTGCGTGGATTGTCTTGTTGATACTTTTTAAAGGAAGCTAAAATTTCCATAACTTTATGTGACATCGTTCCCATATCTGCCTTTTTGCCACTGTCAGATTGCCATCCCAAGACATAGGTCAAGAAATATTGCATTTGGCAAAAGTCATAATTGTTGTAGCTGGAACTTCTTACATATGTTACTAGCATCAGATTCCTTTAATTAAGGTAAGTGGGTTTTACTAAATTAAGATAAAAAGATTTTACCTTATTCTTTAGTTCATTTATTGATTCATTGCTGTTTTCCATGACATGGACAAATGGGTAATCGTCAAGGGCTACTTCACTGGAATGATTATCTTTTGAGAAAACTTTCCTTGTTAGTCGCACCAGCGTTCCGCCAGCTTGCTCTATCGCTTTAACTTCACTTGGAAAACGAACATCTGCTATTATTGCCAACTGAGATTGTTCGTGTTGTATCTTTTTAAGGCATGCTTTAACCCAAATTGGCTCATACATCTTGCGCATCACATCTGTGCCCAAGTATTGCATAAACTCGCGAGCGGTCATTGGACCAGATTCATGGAACATCATACCAAACGCTTTACATCCAATGTCTACACACTGAATCTGAAACATGTCTGTTGTAGTTACTCCGGGCATATTTTCCCAAAGTAAATGTTCTTGAATTTGATTTTTTTGATCATTGGTTCCCCAAACGCATTCATTTGGAATATCAAAAAGTTCTGTACACATCCATTTTAGACTGTCCGCGAAACTATAAAGCTTAACGAATGGCCACATATTATTATCTGCCCATGCTACAAACGCTTTATCTTTACGTTCAATGCAGAATTCGCCCCAACCATCTACACCAGATGTCTTGATCAATAATTGACCAGTATCTCCAATTTCCCAATCTTTAATAAATCCCTGTTCCTTGAGAACAATGCCATGCAAGATATTTGCAGTAGTGTTTTTGCCAGCTTGCTTGCGTCCAGAAATTCCTAGAATCATTGATAGTATCCTTTTAAGTCTTTTAAGATATTCGTTTTAACGGTTTTATTTTGTATAGAACCAATATCTTTAGCGTTGATGTTTGGAAAAATTAATTTGAATAATCTGCCGAGGTCTCTGTTTATCTTTATTTTAGATTCTCTTCCAGCCTGATCATTGTCTGTCAACACGACGAGCGTCGTCACACCTGAATTCAATAACAAGCTTCTTTGTGTTCCGGATATATCTTTTCCAAATAATCCAACACAATTGCGAACTCCACATTCCCACAGTCTCCAAACATCACCTTGACCTTCCACCAAAAACATTGAATTTGTATCTTGTGCAGAACTTATAGCATTGTCAAAATTGTATAAATAATCTGTTTTTCTTAACCCCTCGGAGAAGATGTATTTTGGTTGTATCCATTCTTTGGTTGCTCTAGCAATGAATCCAACGGCATGGGATTTGAAACGAATAGGAATGATTGCCCTGTGTCTAAAAATCCCTTGGCGATCTTTCGTTTCTTTAACCTCAAAGAATTTGAGCGTTTCTTCTTTAAACCCTCTGGATAAGAAATAAGGAGACATGATCCCTGAGTCTCCCAACAAATCCTTGTTGAGCGACTTGGTGCAGCCCTCAGGGTTATTTTTAGATCTAGAGATAGAACTAACAATTTTATTAAAGTCATTGTAACAGTCGTCTGCATCATATCCAGAAACAGTGTCGATAGTGATCTTATCGCTTTTTGCGTCGTAAAAATTATACAATTTAGACGTGTATTTTAATACCTCTGAGAATGATTCTGTATCCAATAACCCTTTTATCAAACCAAAAATATCTGATTGAAAATGATCATGACAGCCACGGGTCCAACATTTCCACATCTGCTTGTTCAAAGAAATAGACAGTCCGTTTTGATTGTCACTGCCTTCATGAATAGGACACCTCATAAAGATGTTATCTCTATCCTGAGTATATTCCAACTTAAAACTGTCCAGAAGAATGAAGATATCGTTAAAAATTATATCTTTTACTTTAGAGAGATCAAGACGAGCATTTGTTGTCTTCATATAAATCGTGACCTTGTGTTAGCCATCAAGATGTAAATGATCATAATTCCTCTACAGATTTATTGTCGTGTATTCTGTTGACCCTTATAAACTTAGCGGTTTTACTAAAATCTTTAAGATTTGTTGCTCCTGTGTAAGAACAAGCACTGCGAATTCCACCTAAAATATCTCTGAGTGTCAAGAATACTGTGCCTTTATAGTCAACAGTTTTTACCCTGCCTTCACTAGCTTTGTAATCTTGAAGACCTTCTCCATGTTTTTCTTGAGATTTTTTTGAAGACATTCCATAAAATGACATGCTTTTTCTTTCGCCGTTTTCATCGTATGTCCACTCACCGTCGCATTCCCATGTGCCAGCAAGCATTCCTCCCAACATAACAAAATCTGCTCCAGCAGCATAAGCCTTGGCTACATCTGCTGGGTAACGACAACCTCCATCAGCACATATCAAACCAAGTCTACCAACATCGGAGCTTAATCCGTGAGCTACGTGTGAGCATTCTGCAATAGCAGATAGCTGAGGATATCCTACTCCAGCTTTTAATCTCGTTGTGCAAGCAGATCCGGGACCAATCCCAACCTTCACAATATCAACTCCACCATGAAGAATAAGCTCTGAAACCATTTCTGGAGTGCAAATATTTCCAGCCATAATTATAGAGTCATTGAATTTTCTTCTTATCGAGGCACACCGATCAATAAACTTCTCAGTGTATCCATTGGCTACATCTACGCAGATATTAGGAGAGTGCCCAAGAATATCTGTTATTTCACTGATTTTATCAGAATCATCTTCCATGCCCACGCTAACCCAAACATTATTTTGGTTATTACGCATACTGTAGTATGACGCAACGGAAGATGCTTCATGATGTTTACTGAGACATGTTAAGCAATCATAAGCTGATAACGCTGTTCCCATAGCAAAGGTGCCAGTTGTGTCCATATTTGCAGCGACTATTGGTATTCCATTCCAATCTCTGTTTGAGTGATAGAATTTGAATGTTCTTTTTAAATCAACATCTTTTCTGCTAGCAGCCTTTGATCTTTGTGGTACGAGTAATACATCATCAAAGTCTAACTTCACGTCATTATCAATCTTCATCTTCTTCCTCTGCGTCAAAAGGTAGATTCGAACCCTCAATAATACCTCCGTTTGGAGACATTCTCATTTCATTTCTAGTTCTTAGTTCTACAAGTTTGGCATGAGATCCTATCATATTCATATTGATATAATTACCGTCGATCAAACCAGCTCCATGACGAGCTTTTAATGTTACCAACTTACGATTACCTGCATTCGGTCCATCCTCTGCAAGCTCCTCAACAGACTTGAGTTTAAATATGGAGAAAGATGTGCATAACCAAATGAGCCTATCAGAACCGCTCACAGCGTCTGTAGACTCTTTTGTGATACCATCTCTGTTCAATTGAACAAAAGACAAGCATGGAAAATCATATTTGACAGCTAGGTTATGAAGGTCGGTTATCTGAAAACCAAGAGCTTGATATTCTTGTACATTGTTTTTGATAGATGTTGAAGACATTAACTTTAGGTAGTCACAAACGACCAAACAGTCTTTTGTCTTGCCTTTATCATCTTGACCCACACTTCTCAATATCCATCTCTTTATAATGTTCAAGAGTGCGTCAAACGGCATTCCGGCAACACTCGCATAAGTGTATGGAATGCTTTTGATTTCTTCTTTAGCTTTTTTCACACGGATAAGCTTTTCATCATCTTCTGAGAATTTTCCTGTTGATATTTCTCCTATGTCAACTCCGCTGATATTAGACAAAATTCTATTGAGATGATCCTCTTTAGACATTTCTGTGTCTAGCATCAAAACGGGGATGCCTTTGCGAGCGTTGTGTATAGCTACGTTGTCTGCAAAGACAGACTTACCAACTCCGGGACGAGCGGAGACTAAGTCTACGCATTTTCTACGTAGACCTCCTCCAACCACAGAGTCGAATCTCGGAAAACCGCTAGTCAATCCGATTTGGTCACATTTATTCTCTATGAGAAAATCAAGATATTCATCAATGTCGTCTCCGAGCATCTCGGGTTTTTTACCAGAGTCATCTCCTCGAAGAAAATCCATCAACGGCATTTCCACAAGACTAATGATTTCATCTATAGTCTCATCGCCATTGATCGATGATATATCTTTGTCTATCTTGTTGGCTATAAGCCTAGCCTTACGGGCAAATTCAAACTTTTTAACTTGAGCCGCAAAAATCAATACATTGGTTTGCTTGACTGGATAATCCATCAAGTCTCTGATGTATT